CTACTATATTAACGTAAGTTTTTGTATCTTTGGGGTTATGGCATACGATAAAGAAATAGTTTTTCCGTTAATCCTTTCAGAAATTGAAGAGGGTGCTTCTTTGCGTTCTATTTTAAGACGTAACGAAATGCCAAGTAGAAAGACTTTCTTTGAATGGGTAGATAACGATGAAATTAAACGTAACCAATACGTGCGTGCGATGGATGAAAGAGCAGAGTCTAAGTTTGAAAGCATAGAGGATGACTATCTTGAAGAGCCCCAAAGAGACCCAGAAACAGGTAAAATTGACACTGGTTGGGTACAACTTCAAAGACTAAAGATTGACTCTAAAAAATGGGAGTTAGGCAAACTAAAACCTAAAAAGTACGGCACAACAGCTTTAGACCTTACCAGCGACGGAGAGAAAATACAGTCAGCGCCTTCATTAATAAACGTCCGTATCATTGAAAACGATGACGAAGAGTAACGAAATAGACTTTTTGGCAACTAAAGTATTTCGGGATATATGGAACGCTACGCAATCAAAGAAATACAAGTTAATCGTCGAAGAGGGAAGTTCCAGAAGTTCAAAGACTTGGAGCAACTTTCAAAATTTATTTTTAGATCTGTTTGAAAATCCATTAACTACTTGCACTATATTACGTGATACTCAAAAGTCGTGTCGTGAAATTGTAGAAATTGACTGGATTAAATGGTTAAGCGATCCAATGGGTAGAAAAAAGCAATTAGAAGATAAAGTAATTACGGTAGTTCAATTCGATGCTTTTATAAAGAAAGAAAGTCTAATAAAATACTTCCTAAGGAATAGAACGAATCACACATGGACTTTTCTACATAACAACTCTTTTATTCGATTTACGGGGTTAGATGATGAAGATGATGCTATGGGTATGACTCAGGACATTTGTTGGATAAACGAGCCTTACAAGTTTTCTCATGAGGTTTACAAACAGTTATCACAAAGGACTGCAAAATATATCTTATTCGATTGGAATCCTAAACAAAAGCACTGGGTAAATGAAGAGAAACGAAAGGATAATACTATTACTCTGTTTAGTACATTTATGGATAATCCTTTTTGCCCACTTGAAAGCAAAATTCAGATCCATTCTTACCAACCGTTAGTACAGTGTGACGTTGTTTTGATGGATTTAATAGCAATAACAGAACTTCATACGTACGATTTTGAGACAAACCTAAAAGACTTTACTAAAAGACAAATTAACGAAATTAAGCGATGTTTATATAATGAGAGCGTAGGTAGTGCGTCTTTATATCACTGGTTAGTATTTGGAAAAGGTGAGAAAAGCGAAAAACCAAACCGTATCTTTAAGGGTTGGAATACACTTAATGATGCTGACTTTCATAAATTACCGTATCAAATTTACAGAGGTTTAGATTTTGGACTTAGTGCTAAAACGGCTTTATGTGATATGAAGTTTGACGGTGATGAAAATTACTTCTTTAAAGAACGTCTGTATGTTCCAATGAATGAAATGAAAGGGTCATTGTCGGAAGAGTTTGAACGTTTAGGAATAGAGAAACATATCGAAATCATCTGTGACAGTGGTAATGAGATAAACAAAAGCGAAGGTATTAAACTACGAAACTCAGGGTATAATATCATATTCGCTAAAAAAGGTGCGGGATCAATTAGTTCTGGAATTGAGACCATGCAAAAGAGTAAAATACACTATACTAAAGAATCTTTTAACATCGAAAATGAATACGAAAATTATTCTTGGAAGATTTGGCAAGGTATCCAAATGGATGTTCCAGAGGAAAATGGAGACGATCACATATTAGATGCAATGAAATACGTAATTTCTTGGCATACTAAAGTATTTCGATTGTCTTAGCAAATAAATTACGTTGATATATTAGTTTGTATCATAAAATATACTATATTTGCTTTATTAACAATGTTGTGAAACATCGTATTTATGGGATTATTCAATTTATGGGGTAAAAGTATCAATGTGGAGAGAGACCGCACGGGTACATTTACCTATTCTTTTTTAGAAAATAACGGTTTTTCAAACTCTGGTAACCACCTTAATTCTTCTTTAACAAATCCAATTTTATTGGCTATTATAGCTTTAAGAAGTAAGATTTATTCTCAAATGAAGATCACTCACTTGGATGGTTCGGGAAAACCTATTGAGAATAGCGAAATTATAAAGCTATTCAGACAGCCAAATTACTTCCAATCACAACAAGATTTCTTATTTCAGCAAATGTGGTTCTTATCTGCTACAGGTACTAATTTAACATATAAAATAAATGCGTTATCACAAACGAAATCGCTTTACAATCTTATTCCTAGTGAGATTAAATTGAACGATACTCACAAGCTAAAGAAATTTATATCTACTCAAAAAGATATTACAGCGTATGAGCAGAGAAAAATTATATACACGTTGGAGGGTGACACTTTTAATATAGAATTAAAAGACTTAATCCCTACGTATGATCTAGCTAACGGATTAACGGTAAATTCGTTAATGAGTTCGCCAAGTAGATTAAACGGTATATCAAAAGTAATTGAGAATATAGAAGAAAATCTACTGTCTAAGAATGTTAACTTAAAGATGAGCCAAAAGTATCTTATCTCATCAGAAGGTGATGGTAATCAGGCACAAATACAAGACGGAGACAGAAGAGACATACTTAGTAAGGTTAGTGCTAAAACAATACTCATGACTAATATAGCTGTTAAAACACAGCATTTAGTTAGTGACATGAAACGTCTTTATTTAGACGAACAATTCTCTAACGATGCTTTGACTTGTTTACTTGCTTTTGACATGAATAGGGATATACTTAACTATTTCAGTAAAGGAGCATCGACACACGAAAACCAATCACAAGGCTTTATAAATTGGATTCAAAACTCTATCCAGAACGATGCGGATAATACTATGAATAGTTTCGCCAGTTCTTTTGGTTTAATCGACAATAACGAGAGTTTAAGAGCGTCATTTGATCATTTGCCAGTAATGCAATTAGTAATGAAAACGAAACTTGAAACCTTGCAATTATACATTAATACGTTGGCAGATTACCCCGTTGAATCAAAGGTTAAGTTAATAGATGAATTTAAACTAACATTAGGATTATGAAAACGATATTAAAGGATTTTACACCCGAACAAAAACAGGAGTTTATAAACAAGATAAAAGCCGAAAAACAAAAAGATACTCAGGATAACAAAATAGTAACGAAATGAATATAGCCGAATTAGTAGCAAAAAAAGCGGAATTAATCCAACTAAAGAAAGCCGAAGTGAAAACGGTTAAAGGTGGAATTAGTTCAATAAGTAAAACCGCAAACACTGCTTTAAAAGGCGTGTTTAAGGATAACGATAATTCATTAGAACGTACCATAGTTGGTAACACTTACTTATGGATGGATTCACACGATGACGTACACGCTAAAGGTTGCTTTACTAAATCGGTCAAAGAAAATAGAAATATATTCCACTTACATGATCACGAATTTAAACTGACGTCTAAGGTAGGTGAGCCAAAGAAAACGTATGAAGATGAAATAGCATGGAAGGATTTAGGAGTTAATAAATCAGGAATGACACAAGCCTTGTTTATGGACACTGAAATATTTAAGGAGTATAATACTCAAATTTTCAATGAATATAAATCAGGGCGTATCAATCAACACTCCGTTGGGATGCAATACGTTAAGATTGATTTAGCGGTGAACGACGAAAGTTTTGAATCTGAATTTAAGCTATGGAATGATAATATTGAGTTATTAGGTAACCCAGACAGAGCCACTGAAAAAGGTTTCTTTTGGTTGGTTCGTGAAGCAAAGTTAATTGAAATAAGTGCCGTATTAATGGGAAGCAATGAACTTACACCAACACAAAAAGAGAATATAGAAGAGCCGACTATCGAAGTCACTCCAAAAATAGAGCCGACAATAGTCACTCAAACGAAACGGAGAAGAAATAATTAATCTAAAACACAAAACACTATGTTTAAGTACAAAACTGATGCTGAAGTTCAGGCAATGACCGAACAAGAAGCAAATGATTACGCAGTTGCAAAAAGAAGCCATGAAGGTGACTTGCAAACAAAAGCTATTGAATTAGCTGTTAAAGGAGCGAAAGACGAATTTAAAACAGAATTAAAGAAAGCAAACGACAACGCTACCGAATTAGCTTTGAAAGTTACTGAATTAGAAACTAAAGGTTTGCAATCTGTAGAAAAGACTTTTGCGTCTGAAATCTTAGAGAACAAAGAAGCGATCAAAAACATTGCTAAAGGTTCTAACAATGAATTAGTAGTAAAAGCTAATACGGTAAGAGCGTCAATCGCTACAAATCCACACCAACTACTTGCTGATGGTATTGGGCAACTTCAAAGAGTAAAACGTTCTTTGTATGACATTTTCCGTAAAATCCCAGTAGCAAAAGGGAATCACAACGGTACTATTTCGTATGTAGATTGGGATGAAGCTACAACTGTAAAAGCCGCTGCTATGGTTGCTGAAGGTGTTGCATTTCCACAATCAACTGCTAAATTCAAGGGGTATTCTTTACAGCTAAGAAAAATCGGTGATACTTTACCTGTATCTGAAGAGTTCTTGGAAGATGAAGAAATGGCTGCTGCTGAATTGGATATGTTCTTAGAAACTAACGTTAATGACGTTATTGACTCTCAAATCATAATCGGTGACGGGTTAGGGGAAAACCTAAAGGGGTTAATTTCTAGCGCACCTGCTTATGTTCCTGTAGCGTCTGGAATTACTGACGCAAACGTTTATGATTTAGTTACTAAAGTAGCGGAGTCTATAACTTCAGTTGGAGGAGCTAAATATAGCCCTGATTTTGTAGCGATGAATATTGCCGACATTAACAAAATGAAGTTAAAAAAAGATACGCATAACAACTATGTGTTTCCTTTTGTAGATCCTAGAATCTCTTCTTTAAATATTGTTGAGGATAACAGAGTACCTGTTAATACGCTTTACGTTGGTGACGCAAGATATGCTCGTATTTACGAAATGGGCGGTATTGTATTATCTAAAGGATATACAGGGACTCAATTCACTGAAGATATGATGACTATCAAAGCTAGAAAAAGAATGGCATTTTTGATTAGAGCAGTAGATCAAACAGGATTTAGAAAAGTTACTTCTATCTCTGCTGCCTTGACAACTTTAGCAACAGTACCATTATAGTATGATTGAAGTTGAATTTATAAAAGAGTTCGCTGACAAGAAAATTGGAGACATTTTTAAGTGTGATAGTCAATTGGCATCACACTTAATAAGTGTCGATAAAGTAGCGAAACTTTACAAAGCAAAAGAGATTAAACCTAAAAAATAATACACAATGCAAATAGTAAATAAATCATTCTTTAATAATCTAAACTACTTACATATTCCTTTGAGTGTAAACGATCCAAGCGGGAGTGTTACACCTAGCAACGCAACGGAATTAGATAGTTTGTGTTTAAAGTTAGAGCGTGAAATATTATTAAATGCATTTGGTTTAAGTCTCTACAACGAAATAAAGGCATTAACGGTTACAACAATTTAACTGCCAGCAAACTTAAAGTTAAAAAAACTTATTTACGGGGACGAATACAATGAAAAGGTATGGTTAGGATTGAGTCATAGTGATTCATTAATAGCCAATTATATCTATCAGGAATTTGTTACTCAAACAGATATTAGACTTTCGGCAACTGGAGCAAAAAAAGTAAACCCAGAAAATGCAACGAATCAAACACCTAAATACTTAATAGCCGGAGCATTTCAGAACTTTATAAAACAATACCAAAGTGAATATTTACTTAATCCTTTTATTCGTGGTTGTTTTATTGATTGGTATGGGTGCGAAGGAATAGAAAAGAGTCTTTACGGTTATTTGATGGATAACAAAGAAAGTTTCCTTAATTGGAAACCTGAATATTTCAAGGTTTACGAAACTAAAAATAGCTTTGGACTATGATAGTGTTTGAAGAAAAATTAAGGGAGTTAGTCGCATTATTGCCACCACACATGGAGGGAACGAAAGCATTTCCTATTCGTTATGATTGGGGAACTATTGATGTATTAAATAAATTCCTTTTACTACCTGAAAACGTCTCGAAATATCCGTTAATATGGCTAATTACAGGACAAAGTACTAATGATTACGTTTACAAAACTACACGCAGAAAAGCAAAAATTGTAATCGCAACACGCGCAAATGATTCTGACAAGTTTAATGAGTTCCAGTATTTAACCGATTTTTCAAAAGTAATCATTCCTGTTTACGCAAACTTCATCACGTTATTAGATAGAAGCGGAATTACCACAGTTATAGATCAGGTTATAAATGAGGAATTTTTCCCTAACTATTCTCTAAAAGATAACGGTAACGGGTTAATAACAATTTGGAACGCTATTATAATGGATGTTGAAATTGAGATAAACGGCAAACGATGCATCAATAAAAACATTAAATTTTAATGAAAAATTACGTAGTACTCAAAGATTTTACCTTAGATAAAAGTTATTTAAGGGGCGAAACAATAGCCTTAGAAGCTAAAGTAGCAAAAACATTAATTAATCAAAAATACATAAAATAATATGGCATTAGCAACTCAAATTGACAAGTTAGCGTGCGGTGCGGTTGACGCATTAGGCACAGGTCAACAGGCTTGTCCTATCGATTGGGACAGAATCTCAACAGTAAAATTAACGCCAAGAGGATTTTCTGATGCAGAAGCCGACAGCCTTGTAAACGTTCGTAAAGCACAGCAAAAAGGTAATGCAATCATAATCAATAATGTTGATAGATTTGCATTAGTTCCACAAGAAGTGACAATTGACACTACAGACGGATCTGGAAAGAAAACAGTATCAGGTGAACTTCCTTATGAATACGAATTGATGTTTAAGAATCAAGGTTTGAACTTTTGGAAAGCAATGCGTTCTTTAGATTCAGCAGGGGTTTATGACGTTACTTTTTACGACGTTGAAGGAAATGAGTTTTTCACACGTTCTAAAGCAGGATTGCCAAAAGGATTCGGTTCTTACTTAATTAAAACAGGACAATACAAAGGTAAAGAAGGAAATTCGCCTGCAGAGTTCAAAACAATGATTCAATTATCTGACTATAAAGAAATGGAGCGTATGGCTTATATTTCAGCAGAAGAACTGGATTATTCAGCTCAGAGTGATTTAGAAGGTGTAAACAGTGTTTCGTTAATAGCTTCACCATTGGCATCATTAGCCACTTCTTTAGTAGTTACAACTACTTTACTAGATAAAACGCACTTTGTGGAAGGTTTATTGGTGACTAATTGGAGACTTAGAAGAAACGGCGTTATAGTTGCTATTTCAGCAATTACAGCCAATGCGGTTAACAATACTTACACACTTACAATTCCCGCAGCGAGCGCAGGAACGTACACGGTAGATTTATTTGATTCGGTATTAGGCGTTTCAGTTATCCAAGTAGCGACAGGTTTGTTATTTAAATCAAATGTAGCGACGGTAGTAGTTGTATAATTAGTTTAAAAAAGAAAGGAGATTTAAAAGGCGTAGTATTAATTTATTACGCCTTTTTTTGTATCTTTGAGTTTATGCAAACTATTGATACTTATCTAAAAGCAGCTAAAACCGTTCGTGATTCATTATTAGATGAAACCGAGCGAATCATATACGCAAAAGAAAATGATATTTCTAATTTGAATATTGGGCAAATTGAAGATAGCAAAGGTAGTGATGGTAAGTTATTAGAGAATACAGATACGCGATTTAAGGGATTGTACTCCATGTCAACACAATTATTAAACCCTAAAAAAGTAGCAGGAACGCCTTATGACTTCTTTGAAACGGGTAACTTTTTAGGTAATTTTCAAGTCGATATAGATTCAAGTTTGACAAAGATAAGTATTAGTTCTACAGGAACGGGAGCAGGTGAAAAAGCATCATTTTTCAGAGGTTATACTAATTTATTTGGATTAGATACAGAAAATCAAAGTAAACTAAATTACTCTATAATATTGCCAGAATTGCAGAAATTTATAAATAAGTATTTATGAGTGACACGATAAAACACAAATACACCAAATCAAAAGCAGTTTCTAAACATTGTAGAAATGCAAGCGGAAAATGTTATTATTGTAGCGGTAATAGGCAATATAAAAATACCAAGCATGAGACCAATTAAAAAAGAAATTGAACTTTATACTTCCATTGATACGCTATTGCTATTCAATTGGGATAGGTATTTGGCTACTAAAGATAACAATTGGTTTATCATTGGTTATGATGGGAGACAAACAAAGATACAAAGCGAGGTTTTGACTAAATTAGAAGCCACTTTACAAGATGAATATTTCACTGAAATAGATGACAATGATTTTCGTAAAAAGATACAGAAATGGGCTAAAATCGACAATTTAGCTACGAAATACAATTATGTAAGTTCGTTGCTTAAAACGATGTTTTTAGGCTTCGGAAATAACGAAATGGAAGCCAGATTAAAACATATTGAAATGTTAGGTAAATTTGGGTTTATAATGTCAAAAGTTAATACGGTCGATGGCGATGGCGTGGAACTAAAACGCATACACCAAGAGTTACAAGGCGTTAAAACTCAAATAAAGATACTTAACGATGATTTAAAAGACGATGGAGTAAAAGAACATCGTTCATTAGGGTTGCAGTTAAAAATAATGACAAAAGCATTTGAATTTAATGTAGCTTTGAACGCAAGAGAATTAACCGTTAAAGAATGGATTGAATTAGGTAAAGAATTAAATGTATTAAGCAAGAAAAATTAAGTATATTTACACAATAAAATAACACGGGGATTATCTAGCAATAGATAGTCCCTTTTTTAATATAACACTATGGCAAATCCAATTGATATTACCGTTACACAACAAGCCTTAAAAGAGTTAGATACTTTAATTGCAAAAGTCGGTTCTGCAAGGGAAGGATTTTTATCTTTAGGGCAAAGTATTATTGATTCAAGTAAAAATGTATCTAAAATTTCTACACCTTCAGGACTTGGGAATAATAGTGCAATGAACGCTCAAATTAATGCTGATATAAAAAAGCAAACGTTAGAAGTTGAAAAACTACACGCTACAATCGCAAAGAAAGCTGAAACAAGCCGTTTGGCTGAAATAAGATTGCAACAAGCCAGAGAAAAAGCGTTTGACTCATTTGAACGTAACGCAAATAAAGAAGCTGCTTTAAATAAAAAGAATGAAACTGCTTATCAAAGAATACAAAACAGCGTAGCTATTCTAACTAAAACTTATCAAGATTTAGCAATTAGAAAACAGTTAGGTAGTACATTAACCGCTAAAGAAGAGGCGCAATTAGTCTCTCTGACAAACAGAATAAGCACATACCAAAAAGCTTTACTAGCTACAGATGCTCAAATAGGAAAAAACCAAAGAAACGTAGGTAATTATGCAAGTGGTTACAACGCATTAGGAAATTCAATAAATCAGTTAAGTCGTGAAGCTCCAGCATTTGCAAACAGTGTGAATACTGGATTTATGGCACTATCAAATAATATTCCTGCTTTATTTGATGCGTTAGGCGGTATTAGAGCTCAAAATAAAGCATTAGCAGCCGAAGGAAAGCCAACAGTTGGTGTATTAAAACAGCTTGCAGGGGCGTTATTTTCATGGCAGACATTACTTAGTGTCGGAGTTACTTTACTAACGCTCTACGGGGGTAAAATGATTGAGTTTATAGGTAATACATTCAAGGCTAAAAACACTGTTAGCTCATTAGTTGAAAATCAAAAGGCACTAAACGATGCTTTAAAAGAAAGTTCGGGAAGTTATGCAGAGGAAAAAGTAAATATTGACGTGTTGTACAAAAGCGCAACGGATTTAAATAGGTCTTATAAGGACAGAAAAAGAGACGTTGACGAATTGCAACAACTATATCCTTTTTACTTTGCCAATTTAAGTGATGAAGCAATAATGACGGGTTTAGCAAAAGACCAATATTTATTATTAAGTAATGCGATTGTAACAGTTGCAAAAGCCAGAGCATCGGAAGACATACTTCAAAAAAGGGAATCTGAAAGACTTGTGATTGAACAGGAACAGATTGAATCTATAATGAAAAAGTATAAAGACTTATCGAGAGCGAAAAACGAAACAACAACCAGTACAAGTGTTGGTGTTGGTGGGGTTTCTGTTGTAATTGGAAGGGACGCAATAAGAAAAGACATTCAAAAATTAAGGGATGAATCAATAAAACAACGTGATGCATGGGCAAAAGAAGATTCTTTCTTTATCCAAAAGATAGCGGAGGGGAATGTAATTGAACAAACATTAAAACCCGCTGAAAAAGCAAGAAAAGAAAAGATAAAAAAAGAAAAAGTAGCAAGGCGGGAAGATATAGAAGGATTGCAAAATCATATTAAAACAGTAGGTACTTTAGTTGATGAAATTAATAACGAAATTGAACGCTTGTCAACTGAACAAATAGTAGCTAATGCGGATGAGTTACCCGCTATTAATTCTCAATTAGAGCAATTATTAACGCTGAAAAAGCAACTAAACAATATTCCTACAGTTGATTTTACTATTAATGTGCCTGTAAAAGCTGAAGATATTGAAAAGGTAAAAGAATTAACCGACGCAATTAAAAACTATTTCACAAGTTTTCAAAGTGAGTTTATGTCAAATAGCGGTTTTACCGAAACATTTCAACTATTAAACGGAGAAATTGAGGGATTTGGAGAAAACTTTTCAGTAACTTTTAATGCAATAGCAGAAAGCGCGCAGGAAGCGTTTAACTTTATTTCTAATGCAAGCCAAGCCAATTTTGACAACGAACGCAAACGAATAGAAGATCAACAGGCTATCGCTATTTCATACGCTGGAGGGTCAGCGGTTGCAATCGCTAAAATAAATGAAGATGCAGAAAAACGAAAAAAAGAAATAGCCAACAGAGAAAACAAAGCAAAACAAAAACAAGCGATATTTAATATCGCAATTGATACGGCACAAGCTATTATGGCAACCGTTGGGAAATCAGGTTTTGCAGGTTTACCATTAGCTTTGATACTTGGAGCATTAGGAGCTGCTCAAATTGCAATGGTGGCAACCCAAAAAATACCTCAATATTTTGATGGAACAGAAAACCATACAGGAGGTGCAATGATTGTAAATGACGGTAAGGGGTCAAATTATAAAGAAAAGGTAGTATTACCTTCGGGGCAAGTTATATTGCCACAGGGGCGTAATGTGCTTATGAATGCACCAAAAGGAACAAAGGTATTAACCCATGAACAACAATTACAGGAAATGATGCAGGATAACGGAATTAGCATGAGTCGCACTATAAATCAAAATAACGGTATGACGGCAAATGAAATGGATTCTGTTTTAGGTAAGCATTTTTCTAACATCAAAACGGTTAATAATTACGTTGACCAAAAAGGATTTCATTCGTATATCCAAAACGGAAATAGCCGTACAATTATGAATCAAAACAGGGTTTCAGGCTCTGGAATATCAGTATAAAATGAGAGAGTTATTTTATTTAAATTTCAAAAGTGACGGGTTCGGAAAAGTTTTAATTAATGAGCCTATTGGTTATGCATCATGTGACTTTCAACTACAACAAAAAGACAAAGGTTACGCCCGGGACATTTCATTCTCTGGAGGTGAAAATAACTTTGAGTTTGTAGATCATAGAGACCATAATTTAGGGCAATTATTGTATTATGCTCATTACTTTGGTTTTGAGTCTAAAGTAGATCTAATTATAGAAATAAACGGGATTAACAATATCATTGGTGAGTTAGACTTTGCCACAGCCGTAACCGATGACTTAACATATTTTAAATGCAAAGTTATTCAACAAAGCGATTACCAGATTGTAAAGCGTAGGAAATCCATAAAAGTTGATTTATTAAGCAACAGAGACGTTGACGGTAATCCAATAGAACCGTTAATCCCACAAAACATGCTATTATTAGCTAAACCCGTAGTGCAAAAATCCGTTTGGGAACAACCAACTTTATACAATGACAGATTGGTATCAGCAGATTTAGTTTACTTTCTTATAAATCCATGTCAAAACTTAATTAGTTATGGAATTGAAGATAGTTTTACTTTCTTTCAGATAAAGAAATCACAAGATAATAATCCGTGGACTGTATCTGATTTTCTATTATTAACAGCAAAAAACAACCAAAAGAATATAAATATAAGTATTAAAGATTTAGTTATCCAATTCACTACAGAAGTAGATAATGGAGGGAATGGATTTGTAGATTTTGCATTAGAAGTAAGAAGCGGATTAACATACGATACTGCTAAAAAACAAATATTACTTAGTACTACTAAAACAGAGAATCAAAGTTATAATTATGCTGGAAATTTGGATGTAAAAATAGAATCTTTACAAAGGGGTGAGTCTATTTGGATTAATTTTGTTGCAAAAGTTAGGCAGTCGGCAGTTGCCCCTTTTGGAACGCCTTTGTTTAAAGTGTTTTTAGGCATTTCAAACATGAAAACTACTATTACAACGGAAAGCACCGCTTACAATTCAATAACACCGTCTTTAAGATTAATTGACGTAATGAATCAGGTTACAAAATCAATATCGGGATTAACCGTTATAGCTCCAGAGTTTGCCAATGGTGGGCGTTTCTTTGATAATAGACTGTTTAATGGTAACTTTCTAAGAAACATAATTGATAAGTCGTTTTACGTATCATTGGAGGATATAGAAAAGTCTATTACTGAAATGAACGCAGATTATGAAATTCAATCAGATGGACGTGTGTTTTTTGGAACAGAATCTACTTTTTACAGATATGTAGAATGTGGCTTCTTTGATAATACTCAATTTTCCGAAATGACTAAAACTTTTAATCCACGTTTTGCCGTTAATGAATTTAACTACGGATATAAAAATTATCAATCGTTAAAGGAAAATGAAGAGCCTAATTCAGCAGATACCGTCCACGGGGAGTCAAAATGGTCATTTTTTAATAAAATGGTAGAGAATAAAAAAGAGGTTGCTATTGAGTGGACTAGAGACGCTTTTTTAATAGAATCCAATAGAAGAAAATCACTAGAAATAACAGAACAAACAGCATCACAAAACGATGATACTTTGTTTTGCATCGATACTATTGATACAATAAAAAACAAAACGTTTAATGAAGCAACAGAATTACAGCATACTTTTGATTTAAGTTCATCTAATCTTATCTTAAGAAACAAAGGCGAAGTTAATTTTGTGGTTTTAGGTATTCAGGCAGGAACAAACTTTATAATTAAAGCCCCTGATGCAAATACAGGAACTTATACGGTATCTTCAGTATCTAATAATGAATTAGCATTGACTAAAGTAGGTTCGTTTGTTATTTCGGCATCTGGTGACGGGTCGAGATTAACAAATTATACCTACACACTAAATGCAACCGCAATACCTTTTACAAATTATACTAATCAAAATTTTAGTTTAATAACGAACTTAAACACACCTGATAGTTACAGCAATTTAAGGTATTCAGTGCGTAGAAATATAAACAACTTTTGGCAGTCTTATCTTGCGACGTGTAATTTATATCATAAAGAAAAAAACGTACTAAATACTTGGTACAAAAACAACGGGGATTGTACAACTGTATATTTAGGAGAAACGGTTACAGAGAAAAGCGATCTACTACCTATAAATCCAATACTAAGTCCGTTCTTATATAATGATATTGTTTTTGCAAATGTAGAGTTAGAAGATTTTATTATTTTACAAAACTCAATCAGAACTGACAGAGGCTTTATCAGAACAATAGATAATAATGACAGGGTAATTAAAATATATCCAATTACGATGAAATGGGAGGTTTTGAGTAAACAATTGACAATAAAAGCAGAGGAAAAATTTGAGCCTAAAACTATGGAAATAAATACACAAAACGGATTTATTCTGATTAATAATGAAACCCGTGTTTTGACTTTAAATTATAAAATAGAAGATAACAAAGTAGCGGTATTTGACGCTAATAGACAAAGATTATACAATTCAGTTTTCTGGAATAACATTTCAATTAATGGCAGTTTATCAGATACTATTGAAACATTAGAATCAAGGTTGGATTTGTTGTAATAAAAAAAACCCTGCCAAATTAATGATAGGGTTTTGATCTTTAATCATTCAAATAAAGAATCAAACACAATAGTTTCTATAGGTTTTATTA